CCGTATACTGCTTAGACGTATAAGCCCTTTTTGGAGAGGCTTCGTCAAGCGAGTGCGCAAGACCCGTGTCACCGAAGTGAGGTGGGACTTTGCACTTCCGCCAGACCGATGGTGCTTGCTTAACAAGCTCGCTCCACCCAGTCTTAAAACGGGCGTCGCAACAGACCCAACCCCCACGCATGTTCGCGTAGGAGCGGAGTTGGTTGGCCAAGTGGACGCTGTAAGGCGCCGCACTAGCTTTTCCTTCCGAGCGACAATAGAAGGGACGGACTTCGACACCCCGAAAGGTGTCGCATCCGCAGCTTTCGAAGAACTCACCTGCCAGGTGCGTCTTCGAGCGGTTAACTTGGAAACCGAGATATTCCAAGCGGTCAATAACGGTCTGGGCATAGCTCTGAGGACATATGATATCGTCCCCATATATACCGCAATCAGACCATTCATCACATGGGACGGCTGTCCTAACCACAGCGGTAAAAATAACCGTTTCTAGTGGAAAGGTAAATCCATTTCCCATGGAGCTATACTTCTCCAACTCGACAAACTTACCGTCGATGAAGGTAGAGGGGCTCCTCAACAAATCCATGAGGTGACACCACTCAAGAGTACAACTCTGATGAACAGCGGCACGCGCGGTCATGTCACTAGCTTGCGTCATATCAATAGTCGCAAGGTGACACTTCCACGCACGTTTTACCAACGCTTGGTTGATGCGCTGGTCGCTGATATCAACCCCAAAAAGACGCAAGCGGTCGGCCATGTGGTCACCGATGCCTAATTGCCCGAAGGCATTCAGATCGGGTTCCTTACATATGCCTCTGCGAGCGGTTGCCTTCTTGGGAACCGTGAGATACTTGTTGCCACGCACTACTATGAAGAACTCCTTGTGGCTACGCCACCAGGCTTCCCCCATTAGTGATCGGGCGAACTGTATCAAGTTTGGGGTGAGATGGATCGCTCCATCGTATTTTTGTGACGCCACGAGACCGACGGCATCAACCCCCGTCGTCGCGCCTGGACCGTGTCTGCAGCCTTCGACAATCTTGTTAAGGACCGCCGGGGTCAAAGGACCCATAATCTGCTGCACACATCTTTGGTAATCGTGAAACCACGAAGGTATCGTGGCCCCCGTAAGACCGTAGAGTTTACGGTTCGTTTCAGCGCAACGAGCCTCCGCCGCGTAGAACGCGGATCGCGCCTTAGCCTCAAGATCAAGCTTGAGTGGGATGTTGACTGACTTCTTCATGACCTCTGATACCAGGTAATCGTCCGCAAAATCGCGAACGGTCTGGTTAAAATAGTTATCAGGGTCAATCTCCAAGTCCAACAGTTGTTCCCACTCGCGCTCAGCGATGAGCAAGGAGACGGTGAGGGCCCTCGGGCTCCCAACAATCTCGCATAGGCGCTGCGCAAGGCGGCACTCCTGGGACAGGAGCGCTTTCTTCAGTGTTGTCATGATGACTAACTCCGGGCTGACTGGCAAGGACTGCCAACAAAGCTCCCACAAGGATCGTGAGAGCTACGGACCCCTTGAGGCGAAGCCTCAAGGGACATACTGCGTAGCGAGGACAACCCCTCCAGGTGGCAAGTAGGGCTTTAACCCACTCAACCGCCGTAGAGAGGATCCAGGTCTTCACAGTATGCATCCAACAGCGCGTGACTGACCGCCGCTCCCACCATAGTGGCGAAAGCAGTGCGCTCAGCGAGGGTGCGACGATTCGGCAGGATCCACTCCGATGAGAAACGGAAGGTGTCTTGCACGATGGTCACGCCGTCAACCTCTTCCTCGATGGGCTGATTGATACGGAGGGTTGCCTTGTTAGGCGCGCTCCCGTTGTTGCTCAGCTTCAAACCGAGGATCGCAGTCGGATTTCCGGCCGAAGTAACACCTTCGCGCGACACGAGCACAGATTTCTCCGTGCTAATGCCGACGGGGGTAAACGTATGGTCGGTGGTGCCGTCATTGAGGACGAACGTAGCAAATGCAGGCATGATGCCTAACTCCGGGTACTAACGTACCTTTAGGCCCCACGGATGCGGGGCGGGTTGGTGAACGGCCGGTTGCTTGACTGCTTCCGGCCACCTCTCATCAGCACAAGTGCAGAAACTGCATGCATGACTTTACGCCAAGAGGAACTAGCTACCCATGAAACATGCCCAAGCGGAATTGTGTTATAGACGTCACGCTTATATTGCGTGCGCCTACCACGTCCTTCTTGGACCAGTTCTTGGTGCGAGTATCTCAACGAGCCATACCTCATGCCATACCTCGTCCTTTCTGTCAGCGTCCCTTTCACTGCCTTGACACCACGCAGGGCATCTAGACTAGCGAGGTAACTTCCCACATCGATCAAACCATCGATCAACCATGAGAAGGGGATCAACTCCCATGCGAGCTCTACCGGATTGCCCATAATGAAATCAGGGTGTTCCGGATCAAACCACACATAGAAGCTTGCTGAGCGCGTCCTCCGACACCAAATATCCGTGTCATGCACGACAAACCCTGGAGCGATGTACTTGTGCTCCGAGGTCGCGTGCACGGACTTCTTAAAGTGCACTGCTGGAGGATTTAACAACACGCCATTCAACCGGTCCATGGAGTCTTTAAGAACCCCTAAAAGAGGGTTCACTCCGAAGGAAGCGGTCAGCTCGGCAGCGGCAATGTCATCCATCCTCACCTTTCGGGTGAAGATGGTAGATTTGGTTGTACGGAACTTATCCCGCGAACCAAACCTGATCTTGCCTTTTCTGATGCCACGGTAGGCATCCCAAGCACGACGTGCAGCACGCGCGGCACCCGCAAACATGTCACAAGTCTCCCTATACTCGTATAGCGTCTCCGCCAAGTTCAACGATCTGTCTTTGATCGCCAAGCGAAGCGGTGTCTGCCAATCGGGATCAGGAGCAGGACATGAGCCGACAATCCCCGACGGGGACCAGGGCAGGATGTCGATAATCTTACGTTCACAATCGGCCGAGTCGCTAGACCAGGCTATGTTTGTAAACCTCTGATACCACCAAACATCAGTGGTCACGAGGCTACGGAACGTAAGCGCGTCTAATGGGGCTAAAGGATAAGCCCTGTGCTCTGGAACATATTCCTGTATGCTTTTCTTCCACATCTCGACGTTGGCATAATAAGGCGATTTCGTGCACGTCCGGCCCACCTTGGACCGGTATTTAACGCGCACGGCATAAACCTTGCCAGACGTCACGGTAGTGGTGATTGAGCTCACATGAGTGCTCCAGTGTAAACGCCGCACCTCACGGTGCGCAAAACCCATTCGTCGTAGACGTTTGGGGGAAGCGGCACTATGGTACACGACCAAGCTTCGGTATTTGCCTTCATATTACTCAAGCCCCCTCGGGGGAACCCGGCTTACTGCCGGTATCAGACTTTAGGATATCTCCCAAGTCTCGAGTATATCGTAGGACTTACCATACTGCGAAGGTCGTGCAC